TATGTCAAAACTGATATGAATGGAAAGGGCATTGCTGCTCTGACTCAAGTCTTCTACGCTTCAAACGAGATTCTTCAAGATGAAGATGGTAAGGAAATGGTTGAGGAAGTTGACTATGTTCCTTTCCACTCAATCTGTCCTATCCCTATTCCACACAAGTTCTTTGGTAACTCGTTGGCAGATAGGACAACAGACTTACAACTGATTAAGACCACTATCACTCGTCAGATGTTGGATAACTTATATCTGACAAACAATGCACGAGTAGTAGCTATTGAAGGTCAGGTAAACCTTGACGATTTGCTTACATCTACCGCAGGTGGTGTTATCAGGGCTAAGTCACAGGGTGCTGTTCAACAGTTGGTTGTTCAGAACGTAGCGCAAGCTGCTTTCCCAATGCTTCAGTATTTGGACACAGTACAGTCTAAGCGTACTGGTGTGTCTGATGCCTCACAAGGTTTAGACCCTGCTATCTTGCAGAACGTGACTGCTGCTGCGGTAGCTTCAATGCAACAAGCTGGCGCAGGTAAGATTGAACTAATGGCTCGAATCTTTGCTGAGACAGGCGTTAAGTCTTTGTTCCAAGGCATCTTGCATTTACTTTGTAAGTACCAAGACAAAGCACGAATGGTGCGTATGCGTGGTGAATTTGTAGAGTTTGACCCTAGAACATGGGCTAACCAATACGATGTTTCTATCAATGTTGGTTTAGGTGCTGGAAACCGACAAGAGCAGATGGCTATGTTGTCGATGGTTCTTGCTAAACAAGAGCAGTTGATTGCTCAGTACGGCCCTGCCAATCCTTACGTTTCACCTGCTCAGTATCGTGGCACTCTGGGACGCATGGTTGAGATTGCAGGATTTAAAGATTCTGCTGAGTTCTACAAGCCTATTACGCCAGAACAAGACCAAGCGTTGAGCAATCCTCCTCCACAGCAACAACAGATGCCTCCAGAAGTTCAAGCAATTATGGCTAGGACACAGGCTGAGATACAGTCTAACCAAGCTAAAGCACAAGCTGACATTCAGTTGAAGCAACAGCAACAACAGATTGATATGGAAATGGCGCAACAGAAATCTGTTCTTGAAATGCAGATGATGCGTGAGAAAGAAGCTGCTAAGTTGCAACTAGAGCGTGAGAAACAACAGGCTTACTTTGCCATGAAGCAACAAGAGTTTGAAGCAGAAGCACAATTAAAAGCAATGAAGATTGGTGCTGGCATTACATCTAACGTAGAGATTAGGGGTTAAAAATGGCAGTTACAGTAAACACACCTGATTACGAGCAAATAGTGCGTAATGCCTATGGCTCTATTGGCCGCACAGGTATTGGTAGTGGAGCATCCAACATTGACCAAGCAGGTTTGGATTACTGGATTAACACGTTAAAGACAGGGGCTTCAACTCCAGAAGCGTTTAACAGAAACTTTCAAACTGCTGTTGCGGATTACATAACAACCAATCCAAATGACGAGTACAGTCAGTATGTTAAAAATTATTTAGGTGTACCAGATACAACCGCTACAACACCAACTACTGTAGCTACAAGTACTCCAATTACTGCCCCTATCAATCCTACAGTTAAACTGTATCAAGATACATTAGGCAGAACACCATCTCAAGCTGAGATTGATAGTTGGAATTTTGGTTCTACTATTGATGCAGGGGAACTTAATAGTTTTCTTGGTGCTGCACGAAATGAAGCTGTTAATACCAAGCCTACAACAGGTGCAGTAGGTAACATAGCTAAACAGATTTTGGCTCAAGGGACTACAGATAAATGGAGTGGTCAAGGGTTTGGTTCTGCTGAAAAGAACGCTTATGATATGGCTGTAATGTTGGCTGGTCAGGGCATTACCGACATTAACCAATTTGGTAAAGCTATAAGAGAAGTCCCAACTTATGATGAAAACGGAAATCAAACTGGTACTCAAGCGGTAACTCAGTTTATTAATAAAGCAACTGGTGAGCCTATAAATTCATACTATGACAGAGCAGGTGGTAATGTTTGGGGAGGAACTTTTGCTGGAAAAGGCTCTACTTCTTATGGTGTTCAGTTTGACGAACAAGGTAAACCTGTTTTTTATTCTCAGTATGGTGGTTCTACTTCCGATATAGGTCAATTGATGCCTGTTATTCAGCTTGCATTAGCCGCAAGTGGTGCAGGTGGTTTGCTTGGTAATGCCTTACTAGGTACTGGTGCTAGTCAAATAGCTTCAAGCGCATTGGGTAATGCTATTCTTGGTGGTGCTACAACAGGTCTTGCTGGTGGTGATGTTCTTAAAGGTACATTACTTGGTGGTGCAGGTGGTGCATTGAGTGGTTATCTGCAAGGTGGCCCAATAGACGCATCTAACATGACTGCAACTCAGTTTAATGATGCTCTTGAGAGTCAGTTAATTAGTTCAATGCAAGGCGCAGGATTAACAAACGCACAGATTAATCAGTTTTTAGAAAACGCAAGTGCAGCAGATATTGCCTCTATTACTAGCAAATTGCCAGTTGTTGGTGCAACAGATAATCTTCTTATTGAAGCTGCTAGAGCACCAATTACTGCTGATACTTTAATTAATACTCTTGCACAAGTTCCAACTGTTTCCGTAAATGCAGCTAGACCAGACTCAGCGTCTCCAAAGATAGTCGATGTTACTAATGCTTTAATAGCTGGAGCTACACCACCAACTGTTGACGTTACTGCTGAAAGACCTACGCAACCTGATATTCCAGTAATTACTACAACACCCACAGTAACTACGCCAACTACTCCTACAGTTACAACGCCTACTGGTGGAACTAAAACAGATGGCACATTAACTACATCTGATATTATTAAGATTCTTGGAATTGGAACTTCAATTGCAGGAATTAACGCTGCTGTAAATCCTACAACAACAACACCGACAACATATCCAATTGTTGATGTTCCTGCTAATTGGGCTACTCCTCCCAAGACAAGCGTTGCACCTGCTACTGTATTGCCTCCAATTAACTTTGGCGACAGAAACCTACTAATTGGTACTCAATGGGAAAAGTTCCTAGACCCTAACTATGGTCAAGTGCCAGAGCCTATCCAATACTCACAGCCATCTAGCTTGAGTTACAACGATTTGATGGGCATCTTGGGTAGCAAGCAAGGTTACCCTGCTAAATCTAGCTTGAGTATTAACGACATTATTTCTGGAATACAAAATCAGTATGGACAAGCACCTAGTCGCACAATGGGCTAAAAACCTATTAAATGATGACTTTTTCAAAGAAGTCATAGATAACTTGAAAAAAGAACAGATTAATGTAATAATCAACACAAGTGGAGAAGAATGTGATAAGCGTGAAGACGCTTACAGGCACATTAAAACTATTGAACTACTTACAGGACACCTAGAAGGCTTGGCCTCGGAAACTGTGATTAGAGAGAAGAAGTGGAAGATTCTGTAGCCTTTAGGCTACACCTCCGTCCAGAAGGTTTCTGGCGATTATTGAGATGACAAATGGAAAACACCAACCCTAATGGGAGTGAAAGCCTAGATGTAAACCAAGCCGCTTCAGCGTTTGAAGGCATGATGGGTGATTCTGAGGAAGCTGACAACAGCCAAGCCGAAGGTCAACCAGAGTACCAACAAGAGACTGACGAAGTTGAGTATTCAGAGGAATCTGATGAGCCTAAGCAGAGATATAAAGTCAAAGCATCTGGTGAGGAAGTCGAAGTAGAACTAGACGAACTTATCAAGGGTTATCAACAAGGTACGGACTACACTAAAAAGTCTCAGGCTCTAGCTGAACAACGTAAGGCAATTGAAGCTGAACGTAATCATTTAGAGTATGTGAAACAAGAGCGACAAGCATATGCTCAGAAGTTGCAAGCGTTGGATAGCTTCCTTACGCAGCAACATCAGGGTGTGGACTTAGAAGTTTTAAAGGAAACAGACCCTATCGGTTATGCGGTAGCGGTAGCTGAACAGAGTCAGCGTGAGAAACAGTTAGCAGTAGTCAGGAATGAACAGCAACGCATTGCCCAACAGCAACAAGCCGAGCAACAAGCCTCTCTGCAAAGCCATCTCCGTCAAGAATCTGAGAAGCTAGTTAGTCTGATTCCTGAGTTAGCTACGCCACAGGGTGATGCGGTTCGGAAACAAATCCGTGACTATGCGAAGTCTGTAGGGTGGTCTGACCAAGAACTCAGTTCCGTATATGACAGTCGTGCTGTGCATACATTGTATAAAGCAATGAAGTATGAGCAACTTCAAAAGAGCAAACCAGAGTTGAATAAAAAACTCCAGTCTGCCCCTAAGATGATGCGCTCTGGTTCTTCTGCGCCAGTTACAAGGAATTCACAGGATAAACAGGTTATGCAAAGGTTGCGTGAGACAGGAAAAGTCGCAGACGCAGCTAAAGCATTTGAACGATTCTTTTAAATTTTGGAGTATTAACATGGCTACATATCAAACGTACACCGCTATTGGTCAGCGAGAAGACCTTTCCGATGTTATCTATAACATCAGTCCAACAGACACACCATTTTTTTCGTCTGTAGGTAAAACCAAAGCTACTGCTGTTTACCATGAGTGGCAAACGGATTCACTCGCGGCCGCATCTTTATCAAATTTTGCCGTTGAAGGGGCCACGGCATCTGACGCTACTATGTCTCCAACAACTCGTGTTGGTAACCGCACTCAGATTGCACAGAAAACTATCAAGATTTCTGGCACTTTGCAGTCAGTTGACAAAGCTGGCCGTAAATCTGAAAAAGCCTACCAACTGGCCAAAGCCTCGGCCGAAATTAAGCGTGACATGGAAGTTTCCGTTCTAAGCAACCAAATTGCTTCTAATGGTGACTCCTCTACTGCTCGTAAATTGGGTGGTCTGCAAGCATGGCTGAATACCAACTTCTCTGGCGGTACTTCTGGCGTTGCTGGTGACTTGGGTACTACTGCCCGTACCAATGGTACAAACCGCACTTTCACAGAAGCCTTGTTGCAATCTGTTGTTCGTCAAGTTTATGCTGCTGGTGGTAATCCTAAAGTGTTGATGGTTAACCCTGCACACAAGCAAGTAGTTTCTGCTTTTGCTGGTATTGCTGCTCAGCGTTTCATGGCCCCATCTAACAGCCCTACCACAATCGTGGCCGCGGCCGATGTTTATATGAGCGATTTCGGTACAATTTCCGTTGTTCCCAACCGCTTTATGACGTCTACCAACTCATGTGACGAGACAGCATTTGTGCTTGACCCTGACATGGCTGCTATCGCTTATCTGCGTCCTTTCCAGACCAATGAGTTGGCTGTAACTGGCGACAATGAGTCTACACAGTTGTTGGCTGAGTACACCTTGGAAGTTAAGAACCAAGCTGCTCACGGCATCATTGCTGACTTGACACCTTAATCTAAGGTAACCCCGAAAAATGCCTCAGACTTAAACATCTGGGGCATTTTCTTTTCTACACAAACTGATAGAATTAGTGTATGGAAAACATTAGAAAAACTGCTGTTCATGCCGATGGCGAAGGTGGCATCGTTATTCAGACTCGCCAAGATGTATCTGACATTATTGAGCAGAACAAAAAAGAATATAACTCGTATGACGAGAGAGCAAGATGGTCTGACCAATTGTTTGGCAACAAGGTTGCATCTATTCCTTTGACAGTTATTGATGACCTAAACAAAGAGGGCATCATGCGTGGTTATGCTGTGGTAGATGAGAAGCGTTTTGCTGTTTGGTTAAATGACCCAATGAATCGTGCATGGCGCACTAGAACAGGAGTTGTATGAGTTTTACTACCTATGCTGAACTACAGACAACTATTGCAGAATACTTGGCTCGTTCAGACCTAACGACTCAGATTCCAGACTTTATCCGTTTGGCAGAGGTGCGCTTACGCAGAGACTTGCGTATTCGTCAGATGTTGACTTCTACATCTTTGACATGCACATCTGGTACTGCTACAGTTAATATCCCATCTGACTTCTTGGAAGTAAAAGATTTTGTGGTTGCAGGTAATCCTGTATTCCCATTGAACTATGAATCTCCGTCTTTGTTCTCTCGTAACTCACGAAGCATGGACGCAGGTAAGCCATTGGATTACACAGTCTTGGCAAGCACATTTAAGTTAGCACCGATTCCTGATTCTAATTACACATTGAGTTTGGTTTACTCTGCTGCGCCTCCTTTCTTGAGTACATCAAACACAAGTAATACATTCTTGACTGTTTGTCCTGACTTGCTCTTGTATGGTGCTTTGATTGAAGCCGAGCCTTACTTGATGAACGATGCTCGAATCAATACATGGGGAACTATGTTTGACAGGGCTATGGGTTCGTTGACTCGTTCTGATGAGAAGGGTCAATTCTCTGGCGTTCCTTTGGCAATGCAAACTACATACATCTAATATGGCTACACAAAGAATTCAACTAGGTGAGTGGATGCCTGACCAATCAGGTATTACTGGTGCATTGACTAACGCTAAGAACGTGGTTTCTCAGGCTGTTGGATATGGGCCTTTCCCTAGTGCTGTAGCGTTCTCTGGTACTGCTGCCGAGGACTTAGTTTCTTTGTACGCTGCTAAGAATCCAGACTCCACAACTCAGTTGTTTACTTCTGGTGCATCTAAAATTTACACAGTAGATGGCGTAGGCGCATTGACTCAAGTTAAGACAGGAATGACTACTGGTATTAACGACAAGGTTCGTTTTACTCAGTTTGGTAAGACTGTTATCACAACTAACAATGCTGATGTATTGCAAGCGTGGACACTAGGAACATCTACAGCATTTGCTAATTTAAGTGCTTCTGCACCGATAGCTAAGTTCATTACTGTCGTGCGTGACTTTGTGGTTTGCGCTAATACTTATGAATCTGCTGCACAGCAACAATATCGTGTTCGTTGGTCAGCTATCAATAACGAGACTGATTGGGTAGAGAATGTAAACACTCAGTCTGACTATCAGGACATTCCTGATGGTGGACAGATTGTAGGAATCCGTGGTGGTGAGTTTGGCTTGGTGTTCTTAGAGAGAGCCATTAGCCGAATGACCTATGTAGGTACTCCGTTCATATTCCAGTTTGACAATATATCTCGTAATAAGGGATGTATGGTTGCAGGTTCTATTGCACAGTACCAAGGGATTACATTCTTCCTATCGGATGATGGATTCTATCTGTGTGATGGTCAGACTGTTCAGCCAATTGGTAGTGAGAAGGTTGACCGATTCTTTATTGATGACGCATCAGAATCTGACTATGGTTCTATGTCTGCTGCTGTTGACCCTATTCGCAAACTGGTTATTTGGAACTATGTAGCTACAGACGGAAATCGTAAACTAATTATTTACAACTTTGCTACAAAGAGATGGACTTATGCAGACGCAGGTACTGATTACTTGTCTGAAGCATCTACGACTGCTGTAACTCTTGAGCAGTTAGATAGCATTAACGCATCTATTGACGCATTGACAACAAGTTTAGACTCACGTTTGTATGTGGGTGGAAAGTATTTCCTTGGTGGTACGCTAGGTGCAAAGGTTTATACCTACACAGGTGCAAGTCTTACAGGAAACATTGCTACTGGCGACATTGACCTTGGTGGGCAGTCTGTAGTTACTTTGGCTAGACCACAGGTAGACAATGGCTCTGCAACGATAGCTGTAGCTTCTCGTACATTGTTAAGCCAAGACGTTACCTTTGGCACTCCAGTAGCTGCTGACTCAGAGAACAGGGTTTCTTTGCGTAGCGCAGGGCGTTACCATCGTATTCAAGTTGTTCCTACTGGCGCAGATTGGAAGAACGCTGTGGCTGTGGATGTTGATGTGACAGGTCAGGGAGTGCGCTGATGTTTAGAAGCCTACCTGCGTTTGGTGGTGACCAGAGGGCTGTGGCTGAAGTTGTCCGTGGAATCATGGATGGAAAGACCAATAACACAGGAACTTTGACTCTTGCGACAGGTGGTGCTACCACTACCACTTTGACAGACCGAAGGATAGGCCCAGACAGCGTTATCTTGTTTGCGCCAGCGTCTGCTGCTGCTAACGTGGACTATATGCCTTATGGGGCATTTCAGAGCCTTGTTGACCAAACTGTTGCATCTGCAAATACTGCCTATGCAATGACGATGGACACTACGGACTTTTCCAATGGTGTAACTTTATCCAATAGTTCTAGGATAAATGTCAAAAATACAGGTATTTATAACTTTCAATGGTCTGGTCAGTTTGAGAATACTGACTCGCAAGACCATGACGTAAGGGTTTGGATAAAAGTTAACGGAACAAACCTTACTGGCTCAACAGGATTCTTTGCAATAGCTAGTAAACATGGCTCGGTTAATGGTCGTGGATTGGTTGGTTGGAACTATTATTTAAGCCTAAATGTAAATGATTACATTGAACTTTGGTGGGAAACTGATAGCCCATTAGTAAGTCTTCAAGCCTACGTTGCTGGAACAAATTACCCATCTACAGCGTCTTTAATTACTACGATGAACTACATTTCTCCATCAGCATTGACAAACATTTACGCTAGTTCCCAAGGACAGGGTACGGCTACGATAACCCACTTTGCAAATTCGACTGCCAATAAGACATATCGGTATGCAATTATTGGTTAATTTTAATAATTTATGTATAATGGATTCCGTGGATGACCCATCTTGGAATCCGAAACTCTAGGAGTAAAAGATGGCTACCACTACCACATCGTCAATTGACCCAACAATTCAGCCCTACCTTTCGTATGGCTTACAGCAAGCACAGCAAGCCTATCAGGGCGGTGGGCCTCAGTACTATGGTGGTCAGACTTATGTAAGCCCTAGCACTACCACTCAAACTGGTCTACAGGCTTTAGAGGCTCGTGCTTCTTTGGGTAATCCCTTACTTCAATCTGCTCAGAATCAGCTACAGAACACAGTTTCTGGTGGTTTTCTAGGTGGAAACCCTTTCTTTCAAGGTGCGTTTCAACCTGCTGCAAAGGCTGCTGAGACTCAGTTTCAAACAACTTTAGGCGACATTGGTTCTAAAGCAAGCCTAGCAGGGCGTTATGGCTCTGGTGCTATGGGTTCTTTGCAAGACAGAGCAGCAGGTATATTTGGACAAAATTTAACCAATACTGCTGGTCAACTGGCTTATCAGAACTATGCTGATGAGAGAGCAAGACAGCAAGCTGCTACGATGGCTGCCCCTGCAATGGCTGGTGCTGACTATCAAGATATTCAAGCTATGTTGCAAGCTGGTCAGGCTCGTGAGGGCTATACAGGCGCACAAACTCAAGCAGATATTGCTAAGTTCAACTTCTTGCAAAACCAACCACAACAGAACTTACAGAACTACCTATCTTTGGTTTATGGAAACCCATTAGGACGAGTTGGTCAGTCTACAGCTAGTGGCGCAGCAGATACATCATCATTGCAAAACCTATTAGGCATTGCTGCTGTTGGTGGCGGCTTGTATAAGAATCTAGGCTCTCCTAACATTGGAAGTTGGTTATCTAATTGGGGTTCTACTCCTAGCAACTTTGTTGACGTTGGTGGATTAGGTGCTGCATCTAATGCTACTTTGGCACAATTAGGAATCTAATTATGGCTGGACTATTAGACATTTTCGGTACAGGCGGTGCAGACACAATGGGTCTGCTCGGTATGTCACAGGCTGACATTGCTCGTAATCGTGACGATGCACAAGCACAAGCCCTCTACGCATTAGCTGGAAGACTATTCCAAGGTGGGAATACTGGTGCTTCTATTGCTGAAGGCTTACAAGCTGGTCAGAAGGCTTACAAAGGCGGTATGCAAGACACATTGCAGAGCCAGCTACAGAATGTTCAGTTGGCTGACATGATTCGTAAGCGTCAGTTAGAGCAACAAGCATTAATGCGTCAACAAGCTGTTGAACAACAAATTGCTAAAGGATACATTCCCGCACAAGCTGGTCGTGCTGCTCAAATGGTTGAAGAAGAAGGACGCTACATGGGTGAAACTCCTGTTGTAGAAGCGCAACCTGCTCGTTTTGACTTGCAATCACTTGCGCCAGCATTAAGTGCAACACCAGAAGGACGTAAGGCTTTGTCTGAATTGCTTGCATCTCAGAAGGCAATGGGTGGAGAAACCACTTCATTATCTGAAGGTGCAAAACTTGTTCGGACTAATCCTATTACTGGTGCAGTTGAAATTGTTGCTGAAGGCGCACCAAAGCGTGAGCCTGTCCAGTCTGACATTGCAAAATATGAGTTTGCTAAAAAGAATGATGGATATAAAGGTAGTTTTACTCAATTCTTGCTTGATGAAGCTAGAGCAAAAGCTACAAATATCAATATGCCATCTGAGGGTGAACGTAAAGCAGCAACATTAGCAAGTCGCTTAAACTTCAGCGTTGGTCAAATGAATCAAGCTATTGGTGCTGACCCTAAAGCGGCTATGCCAAATACCGCAGCAGAAATTGCTCGTTTTGTTTCTCGTTCAGATTTCTTGCCAAATAAGATTAACACCGAACAACGTCAAATTGTTGAGGCAGCACAAGAGGATGTTCTTGATGCAGCATTAACACTAGGAACTGGTGCAGCATATAGCCGTGAACAGTTGGCTGGTTATAAAAAGTCTTATTTCCCACAAATGGGGGATAGTCCAGCAACAGTTAAAACAAAACAAGAGCGTCTTACTAATTTGCTTAAATCTGCTGAAGTTGCGTCTGGTCGTGCTGCAAGTCAGATTACTGCGCCAATACCTAAAGTTCCAACGACTACAAGTGGTGGATTGCCAAGTCAAGATGCTATTCAAGCAGAAATTGAAAGACGCAGAAAAGGCGGTGGATAATGGACTTAACTCAATTATCTGATAGTGACCTGTTGGCTTTGCAATCAGGAGACTTAACTAAAGTTTCCGATGCTGGTTTATCTATTCTTAATCAAGGTCAGCCTAAATCTCCAACACTTAGAGAATCATTTGAGCGTGGCGCTGGTCTAACTTATCGTGCTGTTGCCCCTACATTAGCTGGCGCACAGATTGGCTCGTATGGTGGGCCATTGGGTGCGCTTGTTGGCTCAATGGCTGTTCCTGCTGCTGATGCTGTAAATGCGTTATTAAATGTAATTGCGTCCCCATTTACTGATAAGCGTCTTATTCCAGCATCTCAAGCTATTCAAAACTTGATGACGCAAGCTGGAGTTCCTGCTGCGCCAGAGACACAAACACCAACTGAGCGTGTTGTTGGTGGTGGATTAGAAGCAATGACAGGGGTGGCTAGAACTATTCCTGCTTTGATTAAAGCATCTACTACTGCTACTTCTCCTGTTACTCGTGCTGTTACAGAGCAACTAGCTGTTGCACCTAAGACTCAAGCAATTGTGTCTCCTACGGCTGTTATGACTGGTCAAACAGTTACAGAGGCTACTGGAAATCCTTTGTATGGCGCAGCTACTACATTGGCGACAGGTGCTGCTGGTGGTGTTAAACGTCCTCAGAAACAAGAGGCTTTATCTACTCAAGCACTAGACAGAATTGCAACAGACAGATATGACCAACTTCAAAAGTCTGGTGTTCAGTTAAAAACTGATGAGTTTGTTAACGCAATGGATGATATTGCAAAAGGTTTAAGGCAAGAAGGTTATACGCCTAAAGCATTTCCAAAAGTTGCTGGTGCTATTGAAGAATTAACATCTACTGCTCAGCCTAAAGATTGGACTGAACTTCAAGCCTTACGTAAGATGATTCGTAGTGGTCAAAAGAGTATTGAGCCAGAAGAAAGACGAATGGCATCTATTCTTTTGGATGACTACGATAACTATCTGATGACTGTCCCTAAAGAATCAATTGCTTCTGGGGATATGAAAAACGCAGGTCAGTTATGGTCTGAGGCTCGTAATGCTTATTCAAAGATGAAGAAGTCTGAAGTCTTTGAAGATATGCTTAATGAAGCAAAACTAGACAAGAGTAAATTTACTCAGTCTGGTGAAGAAAACTCACTTGCTAAACAATTGCGTCAACTTGCCAAGAATGACAAGAAAATGCGATTGTTTACCAAGGATGAACAAGATGCTATTGAGCAAGCTGCCAAGGGTGGTAATGTTCAAAATATGCTGAAGTTCTTTGGTCGCTTTGCGCCTACTGGTGTAGTTCCAGTTGGTCTTAGTGTTGGGACTACCGCACTAGCACCTATGATTGGAATTCCTTTAACTATTGGTGCTGCTGGCTCTCGTGGTTTAGCTACTAATATGCGTAGAGGTAGCGTAGAAGACTTAACTAATATGATGCGTACTGGTGGCATCCCACAAACAGTTGGTAGTCCATTTAGGGCTGTAACACCAGTAACTGCTAGAGGTCTATTGTCTATGGAAGATTTAGACCGAGAACAGCGCAATCTTTTGGGTATCCAATAAGGACTAACATGGCAAAGACCAAGATTTCAGAATACAGCAGTACCGCTAATAACAATACTGACATTAACAGTATTAACTTAGCGGAGGGTATGGCCCCAAGTTTGGTTAACAATGCTATCCGTCAGTTGATGGCTCAGTTAAAGAACTTTCAAGATGGCTCTGCTGGCGACAACGTAACTGTAGGCGGTAACTTAAGCGTTACTGGAACATCTACGCTGACAGGCACTTTAACGGCTACTGCTGGTCTGTCAGGCCCACTCACATCATCGTCTGCCACTATTACTGGTGGAACGATAAATGGTGCTGTTATCGGTGGTTCTTCTGCCCAAGCTATCACAGGAACTACAGTAACTGCCTCTACAGGCTTTGTAGGTGGTTTGACAGGTAACGTAACTGGTAACACAACAGGAACACACACAGGTGCTGTTACAGGTAATGTCACAGGTAACCTGACAGGCAATGTCTCTGGTAACGTCACAACGGCTACAGGGACTTCTACATTCAATAATGTCACGATTGATGGCACATTGGATATGTCCTCTGGGACAGTAGGAACAATCACAGGATTGGCTACACCTACCAATGCTTCAGACGCAGCCACTAAGGGTTATGTAGATACAGCAGACGCTTTAAAGCTGAATCTAACTGGTGGCACTCTGTCTGGTGCTTTAGCTATGGGTACAAACAAGATTACAGGTCTTGGTACTCCTACGGCTGATGCTGATGCTGTAACCAAGGCTTATGTAGACGCTATTGCCCAAGGTATTGATGCTAAAGCGTCTGTGGTTGCTGCATCCACTACTAACCTTACGTTGTCTGGCGCACAGACCATAGACGGAGTTTCAGTTATCGCAGGTGACCGAGTATTGGTTAAAGACCAGACTACAGCATCTGCTAATGGCATTTACTTGTGTGCTTCTGGTTCATGGACTAGAACGACAGACGCTGACACTTACGCTGAATTGGTAGCTGCTTACACCTTTGTTGAAGGTGGTACAACTAACGGAAATAACGGATTTATCTGTACTATTGCAGCAGGTGGTACTTTAGGCACTACAGCAATTACTTGGGCGCAGTTCTCGGGTGCAGGTCAGGTGGTTGCTGGTACTGGCATGAGCAAGACAGGTAACACGCTTAACGTGAATACTGCATCTAGCGCACGAATTGTTGTTGGTGCTGATGAGATTGACTTGGCTACAACTGGCGTTACTGCTAGTACATATAAGTCTGTAACTGTTGACACTTACGGACGTATCACTTCTGGTACGAATCCCACTACCATCTCTGGTTTCGGTATCACAGATGCTTACACAAAGACTGAAGTTGACACTTCTCTGAGTGGTAAGTTATCGACTACTGGTGGCACGATGTCGGGTGCTATTGCGATGGGTACGTCTAAGATTACTGGATTGGGTGACCCTACCAATAACCAAGACGCTGCCACTAAGACTTATGTTGATGGCATCTTAGGTAGTGCAACATCTGCTGCGACAAGTGCTGCTGCTGCTGCGACTTCTGCCTCCAACGCTTCAACGAGTGCCTCAAATGCCTCTACAAGTGCAGGAAATGCCTCTACAAGCGCAACGGCTGCTGCTGCTAGTGCTACGAGTGCTGCAAACACTTATGACCAGTTTGATGACCGATACTTAGGAAGCAAGTCAACCGCACCATCTGTAGACAATGACGGAAACGCCTTGCTTACAGGTGCTTTGTACTGGAATACATCGACTAACAATCTGTTCGTGTGGACAGGTTCAACATGGGCTAACGCAGCGTTCACGGCAGGTTCTTTTGCTACCTTAACAGGCGTTGAAACCCTGACAAACAAGACCATTACCTTTGCTGACAACACTTTAACCAATGTTGCAAGCATTAACACAGCACAGACCTTTACAGGAACTAAGACCTTTACAGGTACTTCATCAGCTACAGCCATTGTTTTAAACGATGCAGCAGAAGTTGCAACAGTATCAGCAACAGCGGCTACTGGAACGATTAACTACGACATTACCACTCAGTCTGTCTTGTACTACACAAGTAACGCAAGTGCTAACTGGACAGTTAACTTTAGAGCCTCTAGCGGTACTTCATTGAATACTTTGATGAGTACAGGTCAATCAATGACTGTGGCTTTCTTAGTGACTCAAGGCTCTACTGCTTACTACAACTCTGCTGTTCAAGTGGA